GCGGGTGTAACTCAGGGGTAGAGTGTCAGCCTTCCAAGCTGTTCGTCGCAGGTTCAAATCCTGTCGCCCGCTCCAAAACATGTGAGGCTATATTATGGAAAAGAATGATCCTATCGAGTTCGAAGGTGGATTCATCACCGTGAATGATGTTATCTCAAATGATGATGGTACTGCAACTGTCATCGTTGATATGGATGAGCAAGCTGTCAAGGTCTTTGCGAGAGTTGGTCTTCAAAAGACTTTGATGGATTCTATCAAGGCTATGATGGCTCTTGATGAAGTAGACACAAACGTAGGATGTTGAGATGAAAGTTAAGATTGGACCATATCGCGAATGGATTGGCCCTTATCAGATTGCTGATAAGATTTTCTTCTGGACGGATCGTCATGGTATCTGGCCAGATGAAGACCCTCGCTGGAATCGTTGGGACTATAAGGCGTGCGAAAAGCTCGGCGATTGGTTAGCTGAGAGTTGGGTGAATACATTCTGCAACTGGATCGAATCTAAGAAGAAGCGCACAGTCGAGATTAAAATCGACCATTATGACACATGGTCAATGGATCATACGCTATCGCTTATCATTCATCCGATGCTTGTTCAGATGAAGGCTACTAAGCATGGTTCTCCTTTCGTAGACGATGAAGATGTGCCTGAGCATTTACGTTCTGCTGCGGCGCCTCCTCTGACTGAAGAAGAAAAGAACTATGGCGGAACCGATAGTCTACACGAAGCTCGTTGGGATTGGATTCTTGACGAAATGATTTGGGCGTTTTATCAAGAAGCAAACGAAGATCCTGATGCACCAGAAAGCCCTAGTGCATATTCGCGTCAGATAGGTGAAAATATCCATTTCGATGATTCACCAGAAAATGTTATGTCGTGGGGAAAGTATCACGAAGAAAATGCTAAGTTCGATAAGCGTAAGGCAAATGCGTTTAAGCTTTTCGGTAGATATTATCGCGCACTATGGGACTGAAGATGGTAATCTGCACCAACTGCAAGAAAGAATTCAAACCATTCTTCGAAGATAATCAGACACAAGGTTTACATTGTGCAACGGATGTTTTTGAGCGAGGTGATAAGAAATACTTGGCCGGCAATTATGGCTCGACTATTGCTGATGGTTACCTCTACGAAGTGTTGACAAACATCTACCCTTCTGGTATAATCTGTGATCCCTGCATTGAAGCAGGATTAGAAAAGTATCACTTCAAACTAATCTCAACCTCTAACTATTTTGGAATTGATCTATGAAAGGTAACTTGATGAGAAATTATGAGTATGGTCTTAATGTTCTTGAGACGCAGTTCAAGCAGCGTGAGTTTGACGGTAAATGGGAACGAATCGCAAAGATTATGGACTATGAGAACAAGTATACCTATAGCACCGAGTCTGGTCAAAAGGTCAGCCTGATCCCTGAGAAGTGGGTTACTGTTGCTGTCTATGACTATATGCTGGAGCTTCAAGACTGATGGCTGCCAATCTCCTCATTTTGAAGATTATCACCGGTGAAGAAGTGATGGCGGAAATCATCTCAGAGCCAAATGCAACCAGTCAAGAATATACAATCAAGAATCCTGTTCGTGTTGTTGTCATACCTAGTAAGAATGGTGCCAATGCCCCGACCGTGGGTTTTGCTCCATGGGTCGAATGGACAGATGACAAGGTCTTTACAATTCACAAGGCCCATGTTATAGTACCAATGAAGCCGGTGCAGGAGTTCATCAACCAATATAACACCATGTTTGGTGGTATCGTTGCACCTTCGTCTAAACTCATACTTCCAGGAATGTAATGTCGAAGTCATTTTATACGAATGTTCAAGTCTACGGGTCTAAAATTCTATATAGAGGTATCGAAAACGGAAGAAAAGTAAGGCAGCGAGTTGACTATCATCCAACTCTGTTCATACCATCACAGAAGCCGACAAAGTTCACGACCGTCACGGGTGAGCATGTATCTGACATTAAGCCAGGTACCATCCGTGAGTGTCGTGATTTTGTTAAGCAGTACGAGGATGTTCAGGGGTTTAAGATTTATGGTAATCAGAAATATGAATATGCCTTCATCTCCGACCAGCACCCCAAAGAAGTAGACTGGGACTTAGATCATCTAAACATCTGTAACATCGATATCGAAGTAGGTTCGGAGAATGGTTTCCCCGAGCCTGCAAATGCGTCTGAGCCTATCACGGCCATCACCTACAAGATGGGTGATAAGTTCATCGTCTTTGGTTGTGGTGAGTTTGTCAACAGCCGTGAAGATGTACATTATATCAAATGCCGTAATGAAATCGACCTTATCAAGAGGTTCATCGATGAGTGGACAGGTAACTATCCAGACATCATTACTGGTTGGAACGTAAAACTCTTTGATATTCCTTACATTGTCAATCGGATCAAGAACTTATTAGGCGAAGAAGAAGCAAAACGCCTTTCGCCGTGGAATGTACTCAATGAGCGTGAAGTAAACTTTGGTCCTGGTCGCCAATTCAAAACCTATGTTTTGCTTGGTATATCCTGCCTTGACTATATCGATATGTATCAGCGATATGCTCCTGAAGGTAAGTCTCAACCATCATATAAGCTTGATAGCATTGCTAGTGCTGAACTTGGTGATCGTAAGTTATCGTATGAGGAGTATGGCAATCTCCATACACTCTACAAGGATAACTATCAGCTATTCATCGAATACAATATCAAGGACGTTGAACTGATTGAACGCCTTGATGATAAGCTGAAACTGATTGAGCTGGCTCTCACTCTGGCCTATGATAGCAAGACCAACTATGACGATGTGTTCGCACAGGTTCGTATGTGGGATGCCCTCATCTATAACCATCTGCGTGAGCGCAATATGGTTCTTCCACCTATTGTACATCACAGTAAGAATGAAGCCTATGTTGGTGCGTATGTGAAAGATCCTATTATTGGTATGCACCACTGGGTTGCTTCATTCGATTTGAACAGCCTGTATCCGCATTTGATTATGCAATACAATATCTCACCCGAAACTCTGTTGGAGCCTAAAGACTATGAAGATGCTCATCATGATATCCTTCTTCACAGCATTAATGTCGATAGCCTTCTTAGCCAGTCTGTTTCTACAGATGGGTTGGTTGGTTGCACGTTAACACCGAACGGACAGTTCTTTCGTACCAACAAGCAGGGTTTTCTACCTGAGATGATGGAGACGATGTATGATGACCGTACAGTCTACAAGAAGAAGGCTATCGAGGCCAAGAAAGAACTAGAACTTGAAAAAGATCCTGTGATTAGGTATGATATCGAAAAGCGAATTGCAAGATATAATAATCTGCAATTAGCTAAGAAGGTCTGCCTGAACTCAGCTTACGGTGCGTTGGGTAATGAGTACTTTCGTTTCTTTGACATCAGGCAGGCTTCTGGTATTACCACTGCTGGGCAATTGTCTATTCGCTGGATCGAACAGAAGCTCAATGAGTACATGAACAAGATCCTACAAACTAAAGGTGAAGATTATGTTATTGCGTCGGATACAGATTCGATTTACCTGTCTCTTGATAGGCTGGTTAGCCAAACTATCTGTCAAGGGAGACAAGATACGCCTAGAGAGGACGTTATCACCTTCATGGATCGTATCTGTGAAGCTAAGATTCAACCGTTTATTGATAAAGCTTATTCGGATCTTGCTGAATATACTCATGCCTATCAACAAAAAATGATGATGAAGCGTGAGGCTTTGTCTGATAAAGGTATCTGGACTGCAAAGAAGAGGTATATCCTTCGTGTACATAACAACGAAGGTGTTCAGTATGCAAAGCCAAAGCTGAAGGTCATGGGTCTAGAGATGATTAAGTCATCCACTCCTTCTGCATGTAAAGATAAGTTATGGGAGGCCATCGATATCATCTTCAACAAAGATCAAGATGCTGTCATCGAATTCATTGAAAATTTCCGTGAAGAGTTTCGTAAGTGTGATCCTGTTGACATTGCGTTTCCTCGTGGTGTCAATGGGCTTTCAAAGTTTAGCGACTCGAAAACACTGTATGGTAAGGGCACACCTATTCATGTTCGTGGTTCTCTCATCTATAACTATCTTCTCAAGAGGCATAAACTGGAGAAGAAGTATGAGCTAATCAAAGAAGGTGAGAAGATCAAGTTCATCTATCTCAGAGAACCTAATACCATTCAGAGTAACATCATCTCTTTCCCGAACTCGATACCTAAAGAGTTTGACATCCATAAATATATCGACTATGATACTCAATACGAAAAGTCATTTGTGGAACCGTTGAAGATTATCCTCGATAGCATCGGCTGGAAGACTGAGCATATCAGTACGCTTGATGCGTTCTTTTCATAAAGGAGTAAGTAATGTCATGTGCATGTGGAGGCAACTGTGCCTGCAAAACGAAAGAGACTGCTATTAGACCTTGGGGTGAATGGGAAGTTATTGACCAAGGAGCTTGGTATAAAGTAAAGAAGCTAACCATTCAACCTGACAAGTCTATCAGTCTTCAATATCATATACATAGATCAGAGACATGGGCTATCACAGAAGGTCGTGGTGAAGTCATTCTTGATGATAAGAAGTTTACGGTCAAACGTGGTGAGACCTTTGTAGTGAAACCTTTGTCAATACATAAAATCACCAACATATCAAACATCCCGTTAGTAATCATAGAAGTTCAGTGCGGTGAGATCACCGAAGAGAACGACATTGTAAGAATGGGACAATAAGGAGAAACTTATGACAGATATATTCGCATCACTAATGAAAGAAACGGGCAATGAGTATGCTGGGATTGTTGACGATGGCGTGGAGGCTGGCGACGTTACTAGTTTTATTGGAACTGGTAGTTATAGTCTCAATGCTCTACTTTCTGGATCCATCTACGGCGGATTACCTGGTAACAAAGTTACTGCACTAGCAGGTGAACCTTCGACAGGTAAGACCTTCTATGCAATGAACATGGTTCGCCAGTTTCTGCGTGACAACGAGAAAGCTTTCGTGTTCTACTTTGAATCTGAATCGGCTATCTCAAAGTCAATGCTACAGGATCGTGGCGTCGATGTTAAGCGTATTGCTATCATGCCTGTTGCTACCATTCAGGAGTTTCGCACACAGGCCGTGAAGATACTCGACAAGTACCTCGAACAAAAGGGTGAGAGATTGCCAATGATGTTCGTGCTTGACTCGCTCGGTAATCTTTCGACCGAGAAAGAGATGTCCGATATTGCAGAGGGTAAAGACACCCGCGACATGACCCGTTCACAATTAATTCGTGGCGCCTTCCGTGTACTTACTCTCAAGTTAGGTAAAGCGAACGTGCCATTGATTGTGACCAACCATGTGTATGATGTGATTGGT